TTCCAATCTGCGTTTTTTCTTATCTGCTTCTTTCTTATCTGCGATTTTCTTAGCTGCGGCTTTCTTATCTGCGGCTTTCTTAGCTGCTGCTTTTTTATCAGCTAGTTTCTTTTCATATAACTTCCGTGATGCTGCTGCACCTGATGGAGAAGCATCTTTACGAACTTGTCCAGCACGTTTATTAGCTGATAGATCCGTAATCTTAGCTGCCTTATAAGGAGTGACAGTAACATTACTCTTAGGCTTATCAAGAGCAACGGCTTGCTTGTACATATCAGGGCCAGCTTTCTTCTTAGCTACCTTCTTAGCAGTACCAGCACTAGGACTACCTGTCAATGGAGTCTTACGCTTAACGGGCTTACCTTTCTGCTTAGTCTTCATTAACTGATTAAGTTTATATTGTAACTTACCAACTGTCTGCATAGACTTACCAGCTTTCTTAGCTGCTGCAATCTCTGCTTTTAATTTTTTCTTTTCTGCAAATTCGGACATGATCTTTCCTTTAATAAAAGAAAGGGGAACTCCCTAGAAGTCTAAGTAGTTCCCCTATGAGGACTAAATTAATAGTCTATGTATCTACCCAAGAAGGGCAATAGCGACTGCTGAAGTATCACGTAGTACACCAGTACCATAGATGGTATCACTGGTGAATAGATCAGCCAAGAACTCTTGCTTGTACTGAGTCTGTGAACGAACAGACATTTGCTCAACTAGGACAAAAGCATCCTTATGCTGGAGCATACCGATCTTGTTCGCACCATCAACTGGGCAGTTGTTACTGATGTAAACATCTACACCATACAAGTTACCAATCTTGCCATTGACAACAGTGTTGCCAGTTACAAAGTCAGAAGAGGTATAACGCTCAATACCCATAACTGTGTTACGAGCAGAAGGTGGAAGGATCAATGAACGTCCGTCCATAGGGACATCAGCATCATCTAACAATTGAATTAGGTTACGGAAACCAGCATCATTAAATGCCTGAGCCGCACCAGTGTAGTCTGATAGAGTACCATCAGCAGCGATCTCTTGAGCCTTAGCCCAGTTAGATCCGTTACCACCTTGAGTAGATTGACCTAACAAGAAGATATCGTCTTCAACTTTCTTAGCTAAAGCATAACCAGCATCACCAGTATAGAACTTACGCATAGAAGCCTGAGCTTGAATGTCGGTAATATCTTCGATCATGCGAGAGTATTCAAAGTGCTTGTTTACAGATAGAGTTAGCTTAGTAGCAGTCTCGTTCTGAATTGTAACTGCTGTGTTTGCAGCCTTAGCAGTAGCAACACCACGGGTAGGCTTAGGGATATGAATCGTATCACCTTTCTTACCTGTCATTGGCATCTTGTTTACTAGGTTTGCAATAACCAATTCCTTCTTATAAGCAGCAATGATTTCATCACTCCAAATCTCAGGGATAAAGTTAGCAGCAGTTGTGTTGTTGGTGTTACCGCCCATTGCGGGATAGACTGAAGTAGCCATTATATATATTTCCTAAAGTATAAAGTTATCGAACTCTACCTTCTTCATATGCTTTCATGATAATATCATTGTTAGCGAGGTAGCGTTCTGGTTCGTACTGCATCATATGTAGTAATTCTGTCCGTTTAAGGAACTTCTTAGTAGTCTCACCAGAACCTCTTGCTGAACCATTACTACCACTCTTAAGAGAACGCTTACGATCTCCTTCGGCAGCAGCAGTAGACTGTGCAATTAATTCCTGTTGTTCTTTCCATGTAGTAAACAGATCGTCAGCAGCGTCAAAGTTAAACTCTGCATCTGCCTTCTGTAACTTTTTAGTCCGAGCCTGAGACTTACCCACCCACTCTTGGAAGCCAGTATCATTTACTATATCCATCGCATCTGGATGGGTTGCAAAGATCCTGTCACGGGATTCCATTCGTTCTAGCTTTTTGGTAGCTTCATGTGCTGCTTTCAAAGCTGGATGGTTTGCTAATTTCTTATCAAAGGTAGCATTAGGATTCTCTAAAAAATCCAGATCACTAACTTCTTCCTCTACGGGTTCTTTAGTGGCTGACTTATTTACAATATAATCATCTACCAGCTTTCTCAACTCACCTACTTCGTTACCCTGACGACCTGCCATTTTCTCGGCTTCTTGGTGCATTCGGACTAACTCGGCAGCAGACTTCCCTTTGTACTTATCAGGTATATCATCATCGTCAGTTTGTTCTACATCCGTAGAATCTGACTCAAGAGATTCCGTTAGGGTTTGGTATTCTTCACCATCTGCTAGTTGAGGTTCTTGGTTGCCATCTAAAAATTCTGCCATTTGTTGCTCCGTACTTTATAGTATTATGGAATTATATTTAATGAGGTTACTTCAGTAAGAAGACTCATGAGGTACTACGTTCTATCTCAATCTGTTTTTGGCGTTGCTTTGCCCATTTGATTGTAGCCCCTGCAAAGTCTCCTGAGTGGGGATCTAACTTACTAATAGGTGCAGCTAGTTGTCGATTAGATAGACTGTTACATTTAGAGCATACGCTTTCCCGACTATCAGAGTGACAAGCGGAGTGTAAAAACTTCTCTTCAATGTAACTACATTCACTACATTTGAAATCATAAACGCGAATCATTTACGAAATCCTCATAAGAGTTTTTGATACCATCTTCAAAACTTAATAGTTTTCCAATGATGTCTAATTGCCCTTGTCTGTAGTGTAATTCTTTTTCAGTTCTACAAGTGACTAGATCACGGAGAGACTCCTCCGATTGTGTAAAGTCTTCTAGTAGAAACTTCCATCCTTCTAGTTGGAATATATCAATCAATGATTCATAATATCTTTCTAGTTCTGGATCTGTATTTGTTGACATTGCGTTTTCCTTGTGTTAGGGCGCGTTGGTAGTGCTTGGAATATAACACAAAAAGTATTATAAGTCAAGAGTTATTTTAGTTATCTTGCATCTGTTTATTAACGATTGCTTCTTTACTTTCAATCTCTCGTTCCTTCAATACTAACTCAGCAACTTTAGCGCGTTGAAGGAACTCTTTCTCGTCAGCATCACCTTCATTAATATTAGTAGTAAGAACTTTCAAGCGATCAGTCTCAGCTTCCATTGGAAGTAGTTCAGTCTCAGTATTAACCTTAGCCACCCTAGCTTCTGATTCCATAGCTTGTCCTTGCAACACTGCAATGTATGCTTTCTTCTGATCGTTGTCGATCTGTGCTGCTTCTTGAGCCATTGGATCTGGCTGACTAGCTTCTGATAGTTTAGCAATTAGAGTCTCACGATTAGCAAGATTCATATTATCAACCACTGACTTAACCAACTCAGGATACATTGGAGTATCAGGAGACATAGTTTGTAGTAGTTGTACTAGCTGAGAAACCTCGTACTCACGGGCAATAACACCTAGAGAACTAGAAGGAACAAACTTAAAGTCACCTGTTGGGAACTTGTCAGGGTGATACTGCATGTAACGCCACGCACTCTGCTGTACAAACGGAATGAGGAAGCACTCTTGGAAGTTAATCAAGGTACGCTTGTGACGCTTGATGATAGCACCTAGGCCCATAGAGACTGCACCAGCAGCAGCTTGACCATTGACTACACCAGCCATGCCAACACTATCTACAGCACCTGTAGCGTTCTGAACCATACGTTGAAGATGATCTGCTTGGCTAAAGGTAATATTATCTACGTTACCAAAGTGCATTGGCTTAAGAATTTCATCTGGATTGCCATTCGTGAGAATAGTTTTTCCTGGCCTTACTTCCATCTTAGCCCCACGAGGCATCCTAGAAGCGTCCATAGCCATCATTGGGTGGACAGTTAAGGCTAGAGCATCAATACGCGCACGTAACTCTGTGTCGAGTGCTTTCTGGCTGTTGTATCCCTTCTCACAAACACCTCGTCCCCAGAAACGACTAGGCACTACATCCCAAGGGAATGCAACTACAGGACGATCCTGCATCATGTAAGGGTTTTCTTCTAGCTTAAGTATGTTTGCACCATTAGCTATGACTGCAACAACCTCAACATAGTTCGACCCATTCTCTGTCATGGTTTCAGATAGAGAAACTTCCTCTTCATCCTCATCGTACAGGTAGGCTTCTAGCATTGAGCGAGGGATTAGACCATAGTATTTAGTTAGACGTACTCGGTCTTCATCGTAGTCATCAATATCATCTTGAGCCTCTAGGAATGAATGAGTGCTGCTTTCCATAATCTCAACATCTTCATACACCCCCTCTTCAATCAACTGTTGTACTTGGTGCATCGGAACATATTCATCAATCGCTACACCCAATGCCTCTTCAATAGAGGATGCTGTAGGATCTATCAAGAAGTTCTGTGGTAGTACAGGGCGTACAGTACAAGAGACTTCTTTAGTCTCAATAACACCAAAGGTGGCTACCTGACCATCCATAGCTGGCTGTGTAGAGGGAACCCTACGTGTCTTTTCTTGTACAACTATCTCACCAATGCCTGTACCAAACACAGCAGCGTTAACAATACACTCAGATATAGCTTGTCGTGTCTTGTTAAGTGAATACTCTTCTGTTAGCTGCTTACGTAGGTACTCAACGTCACCACGCTCTTGATCATCTACATCATCACGTATGTCAAAGAACTGACCACGACCAAACGTAGCTTCTTCTACCTCAGCAACACTGCTTTCAACAGCTTGCTGTAGGGCAGGACTGATTAAACGGGAGCGTTCACTCTGCCGTAAGGAATCCTCACCAGCCCAGATACCACGCCATAGACGATTGTATTCATCAAACCTTTGCTCGTAGTTAGATTCAAAGTGATCACGCCAACCATCACACTTCTCCATGATCCAATCTTCGGCAGTCTCTTCAAGTAGTGTTTCTTCTTCATATGACATAATTAATATCCTGCAATAGCATCCATAAATTCATATTCATCTTCTTCGTAATCATACGCATAACTAATCTTAGCTAACTGATCAATATATGCCAGCGAGTCTATTAAATCATCGTGTACTAAGTGGTTAGGAAACTGGAATAGCTGGTCTAAGAACTCTGTATTCCACTCACCTTCGTTTAAAGTTATCTGACCATGCTCAAATCTGCCCTGTAAGGCCCATATGATGCGGTCAGTCTTCCGTTTATTACCATGAGTTAACTCTTCTACCCTAAAGAAGAACTGTTCTTGCTTCATTCTGTCTGTTAGGTAGGGATATACAGCGTTCTTCAACGCTCCTTTCTCTACACCTACAGCAATAGGCTGGTAATCTCGTACAGCTTGGAAGATTTTGTCGGCAGTCTTCTTAACATCCCATCGACCATAGATAACATTATCAACCCACCACCCGTCTGGCCCTGCTTTGACAACAGATATGGACGTTGTGTCCAGTTTCTTTTGTTTAGACGTAGTAGCTTTCTCAATATCAGCAAAACCTGCAAGGTCAACAGAGATATAGTAGTCACCCTCATCAGGTTCCTCCGTATCAAACGCAATCCAGTCTTCACTGAATATTGCGCCCCCTGCTGCCTCAAAGGATGCCAGAAATTCCTGACGAAATGCGAATGAAGACATACTACCTTTAGCTGCTTCAATCTCTTCTGGGTCTAGTAAGTTATTATCATAAGACGTAAAGTGCCAACTCTCGAAAGTAGGATCATCTCCTTGCCCGTGGCGGTATAAATCATAGAAATGGTTACGACCCATAGGAGTACCTATGAATATAGCACGACCTTTTTGGTCAGCCAGTGCTGGACGTAGTATCTGTTCCCATACTTCGGGCTTCATGTCAGCGTATTCATCCATAACAAGGAACTTCAAGCTAACACCACGCATAGTCTCTGGTCTGTCAGCACCCTTGAGTGCAATCGTAGTACCATTGACTAGCTTAATCTGTAAGTTGTTTATGTGGCTGCTCTTGATAACAGTATGGCCTAACTCCATTAGAGTCTCCCACATGATATCCCTTGCTTGGCCCTGAGTAGGGGCAACATAAAACACATGTCCCTTAGTTGCCTGTAAGCCCTCTATGATCAAGGCCCACGCTGCCAACCTACTCTTGCCACAACGTCTTCCTGCTGCAACTACTTTGAATCGAACAGGATCATTGAAGACCTCTTGCTGCCATTTAAGTAGTTCAACTTTAAGATCGGTCATTTAAACAAATATATTCTTAAAGTCTTCAAACCAACCCTTACCTACTCGTAGTTGCTGTCCATCTTGTAGATTCCTACCCATTGCTCCACGGGTAATCTCTACTTCGGGATTTAACTCTTGTAACTCGTCAAGTGTCATTCCATTCTCATAAGCTATGTGACCAGCAAAACGATTCTGTCCAACTGTATCAAAGTCTTTAGTAGGAGTTACGGAAGAACTATCATCACTTAATTCTTTAACTCTTAGCTGCTGACCTACCTTCATCTCTGTCCCTTGAGATCCACGGGTAATCTCTTGGTCAGGGTTCAATGCTTGTAGTTGCTCAAGCGTAAGATTATTATCTTTTGCTATTTGATAAGCAAATCGGTTAGGGCCAATCTCATCAAAGTCACCACCTTGATTACTGAATAGGCTCATAGCCATATCATAAAAACTATTAGTTTCTTCTGGGACTATTTCAGTTTCTATTTTCTGCTCAGTAACTGGCTTTTGCTGTTGTGCTACTTGAGCAGACTCAGTTAGGTTTCTAGCTACTGCATCAGAATACTTTGTACCAGAAGTACCAAAAGCATCCTTTTCTGATTTAGTATAACCAGATCGCATCCACTTACTAGCACCTCCTGCTCCTTGGTTATGAGCATAGCCTAGAACTGATAGCTGTTCTTGTGGGGATAGATCAGTATACTTATTAGTATCACCTTTAGTCTTACTCTTCATGTAACCATGATTAGCTTTGGTGTATGCTCTGATTGCTTTTTCTTGTATAGCAGGATCAGCACGAAAGGCTGCACGACCAGCAGGAGTATTCTGCGCCCACAAAGGATGTTTCTTTGTATCCTCTCCAAACCCCAAGATCCTCGCTGCATCTTGTTTAGCAAGGTAACTCATCTGATACTTACCATCGTAGTGATTATTGGCTCCACCTATAGCTGCATAGGGATCCT